CCTGATAAGAATGGTGTACAAATTAAAGCTGATGTGCCCGATGTTCCCGAAGAACCGCTTGTTCCATCCGTACCTGATGTTCCTGATGAACCACTTGTTCCGTCTGTACCTGATGTTCCTGAAGAACCGCTAGTTCCGTCTGTACCCGATGTTCCTGAAGAACCGCTAGTTCCGTCTGTACCTGATGTTCCTGAAGAACCACTTGAACCTGATGTTCCTGAGCTACCTGATGTTCCGTCTGAACCGCTAGTTCCTGAAGTACCACTAGTTCCTGATGAACCTGATGTTCCGTCTGAACCGCTAGTTCCTGATGAACCTGATGTTCCGTCTGAACCGCTAGTTCCTGATGAACCTGATGTTCCGTCTGAACCGCTAGTTCCTGATGAACCTGATGTTCCGTCTGAACCGCTAGTTCCTGATGAACCTGAAGTACCATCACTACCGCTAGTTCCTGATGAACCTGATGTTCCGTCTGAACCGCTAGTTCCTGATGAACCTGATGTACCTGAGCTACCTGAAGTACCATCACTACCGCTAGTTCCTGAGCTACCTGATGTTCCGTCTGAACCGCTAGTTCCTGATGAACCTGAAGTACCATCACTACCGCTAGTTCCTGAGCTACCTGATGTTCCGTCTGAACCGCTAGTTCCTGATGAACCACTTGAACCTGATGTTCCTGAGCTACCTGAAGTACCATCTGAACCACTAGTTCCTGACGAACCACTTGTTCCTGAACTACCCGAAGTACCATCCGAACCTGATGTTCCTGAAGTTCCGCTAGTTCCTGAGCTACCGCTAGTTCCTGAGCTACCGCTAGTTCCTGAAGAACCATCTATTCCACTAGTTCCTGATGAACCACTTGAACCTGATGTTCCTGAGCTACCTGAAGTACCATCACTACCACTAGTTCCTGATGAACCACTTGTTCCTGAGCTACCGCTAGTTCCTGAAGAACCTGAAGTACCACTTGAACCAGATGTTCCTGATGAACCTGATGAACCTGATGCTCCAGCAGCACCTAATACAATCAATATAAATTCTGTATTGTTTGGTACTGCAGATGCTCCAGAACCCGCAATTTGAGTAACTGTATAATCTTCAAATCCTGATGATAAAGGAGTTACGGCAGTAACCTGTAATATTTTATAGTATGATAAATCATTAACTCTTACAAATTTAAATAAAGTACCAATACTGACATTATTAAGAAAAGTCTGAAATGAAATTGCAGGGTTATATGCGTTATCACTTATTGAAACTGAAGTTGTTGTTTGAGAAAAATCATCTCCTGTATTCAAAGCAAAATATCCTGACCCAGGATTTATTGATGTGTTAGTAGAACCTGTGAATCTCCACTGAGCTAAGTTACCTTCCAACCCAGACGTTCCTGAAGAACCTGAAGTCCCTGATGAACCTGAACTACCATCAACTCCGCTTAAACCTGAGCTTCCACTAGTTCCTGATGTTCCTGAAGAACCGCTAGTACCTGATGAACCAGAACCACCGCCTGTAAATCCAGTTACTTGAATATTCTGACCAAGTGAATTGGTTAGAGTTAAAGTTTCACTACCTGTGTTATAGGTTCCACCTGTAATAGGTGCGGTTAACCCTGTAATTGTTATTGTACCACCAGTACTATTATATAATTCTAAATCAGATGTTCCTGAAAAATAAGTTCCACCCGTAATTTGAACATCACTACCCCAAAATATTTGCCATCTAGCGTCATTCTTTGTAACACCACCAACACCTTCAATTGTTGAGCCAGTCCAAGCATTTATAAAATCTTTACCTGCTTGTGAACGACTGTTAACAACCGTAGAATAATCCGTAATAGTTTTTGCCGAAGTACCTGTAAGTCCAGATAATGCGTTCCATAAAGTCTCATAATTACTAATAACATATTGATAAACAGTGTCAGTTTCTTGAACATAAACCTGCATACCCAATCTTCTTCTACCTGAAGAAATATTATCCGAGTATAAACTTATACTATCAGGAGAAAATGCTGAACCAGTTCCTTTGGTAAAGTTAATTGGTATCGTATTTGCAGATAATTGTATATTTGCAGGATATGTTGAAGCTGTAAGGATTAATTCAAGGTCTCTTAAATAATAGACCTCCATATAACCACCGACATTTAATACAGAAAAAGTATTACCAAATGTTGAAGTCCTTGCAACACTTTGAGTGCCACTTAATTGTGAGGATGATAGTGGATTTTTATAATCAAATGACATAATTTATGTTTTTTATGTTTTTTATATTTTTTATGTTTTAGTATCACCTTTAATCCAAATAGTTGATGCTAACGGTAGTGTAGGTGGAACATAATAAAGTTCAGTTAACCATAAAACTCTATACACACCAGCAGGTATTACACATCCTCCTGGAACCGTTACATTTATTGCCGCATTTCCACCGTCAGGAATACCATCATTAACAATTGAAACCGAACAAGCCGCACCAGTACCAACATCTATTGTCATGTTAGTTAATGCTCCTCCAACACCAGCCAATGGAATCCAAACAGTATAAACATATTGTTCATTAGGATTAACCGTAGTTGTTGTAATACCAATACTTCCAAACGTATATTGATTTTGCGCACATCCTTGTGAGTCAGTTCCAGAACCTGAGGCTTGTCTTATTGAATTTTTAATTGTACCAACGTTGGTGATGAAATTACCACTTGAGCCCGTCCATCCAGGATATTGAACGTAGATTGCCATGTCAGCGGCGTATGTCGCTCCACCCGCAAGTCCACCATTATTAGTAAATCCATTATAATTACCACCCGCATTAAATGTCCACAAACCTATATCAGATTGCGATGTTGAATCTTGTGGTTCAGGGAAAACATAACCACTAAATGGAACACCTGTTGGTGTTGGAGTATTAGTAGGTGTTGGTGTTTGGGTGTTAGTCGGAGTTGGAGTTTGAGTATTTGTTGGCGTATTTGTTGGAGTTCCAGTATTAGTTGGAGTGTTTGTTGGAGTACCAGTATTTGTTGGTGTATTTGTTGGAGTATTTGTAGGTGTTTCAGTATTTGTTGGTGTATTTGTTGGAGTAACCGTTGGTGTATTTGTAGGCGTTTGAGTATTAGTTGGCGTCGGTGTTTGAGTATTTGTTGGTGTATTTGTTGGAGTATTTGTAGGTGTTTCAGTATTTGTTGGCGTATTTGTTGGAGTGACCGTTGGTGTATTTGTTGGTGTTTCAGTATTAGTAGGTGTAGGTGTTTGAGTGTTGGTTGGGGTATTAGTTGGAGTCTGAGTATTAGTAGGAGTATTAGTTGGAGTATTTGTAGGTGTTTCAGTATTAGTAGGGGTAACAGTTGGAGTTGAAGTATTTGTTGGAGTAACGGTTGGTGTTACGCTGGCAGGAGTTTGGGTCGGTGTTGGAGTTGGTGTTGGTGTACCACATTCAATAGTAACCACAACACCATTTAACATCTCGTTTCTTGTCTGTGCAGAATAATAAATTACGTCATCAAGATATACGTTAAATGGACCTAATGCATTTGAATTAGACGTTAGTCTTACAATGTAAGATGTACATCCTGTAACTGTTAATTGTTGTTCAATTTCAGTTGCGCATCCTGGAGCATTATTTGTTACTAATATAGAATATGTTGACATCCGTTATTTTATTTAATAAATACCACAACAATGATATTATTTTGAGTTAAAAATAATAAAAGGTTTATTCAAGAGTAAAATAACAATTTGAATCTTGAATATTGATATTAACGATACATGAAGCCAATTCAATTGTGATTTCAAAAGCACAACCATAGGTACAATCTAAAATTTTAAATATTTCACAGCCGTTCGCATCAATTAACTTTAACATAACCTCAGGGGCTGTTTCAAATATTGCAGGAATAGTTGAATTATACGTTTGGACTGGAGGAACAGGTCCTGGATATATTGTCGCAAGATAGGTTTCGTTATTACCATAAATGTCTGAAAGTATGACATCTATTGGATAAGTTCCACCTGATATTTCCGTTATTCTTATTTGTACCATTTTATTGTAAAATTAAATTTAACATCCTGCACCTAAATTACATTCATAATACGCAACACCATTATTGAATATATACATAGCTCCGTTATGTTGAGAAAATACATTATCTAATAATGTAGTTAATGATGAGTTAGTATAAATTATCGCACCAGACGCCCATATGTTAGTTGTGTTTGGCGAAGTATATACTGTAATTGTTGTCGTTGGTGCAACACATCTACAAATTCCTCCACCACATGAAGCATAACACGTAACTAAACTATGTGCTCTATATGATATGGTTGGTGTTGGAGTATGTGTTGGAGTCTGAGTTGGAGTTTTTGTTATAGTTGGTGTTACCGTTTTAGTTGGAGTAATACTCGGTGTTGTTGTTTGAGTTGGTGTAGTTGTTGGACTAACAATTGGTATTGTTGGCGTTGGAGTTGGTGTCGTTGTTTGAGTTGGTGTAGTTGTTGGAGTTGGTGTTGGTAAATCACAAGACAAACACATAATATCATAAACTATGGTTAATTCAACCACAATTTCTTGTCCATTTAAATTTGTATTACTTGGGTCAGTACTAATTGTTATTTGATTATTTACAGCATCAATAGTAACACTACCAACACCAGGTACCGTTAATAATAAATCTTTAACTGTGTCATAATAAAGGTTATCACTTGGAGCGGCAACCAATGTTGTACCAGTAAAGAAATTTTGGCTTGTAGTTAATCCCATAGGGTTAACAGAAACTTTAACACCGTATACCGCAGAAATTAAATCACAATTAACCTTATCATTAGTTAAGTCGTCAAACCCTTCATTTAACATTTGAAGTAGTCCGTATTTTGTTTGTGACTGAATATTAAATTGTTCTCCTCCCATAACATAAGTTTGGTATGAAACATAAAGAGCTTCACAATTAATAATTGCGCTTCTTTGTAATGAACAACCAATACTGTCTACAACAGTTAAACTATAAGTTCCTGCTGTTAATCCAGTTACTTGTATTTGTTGTGGATTATTATCAACATTACTTGACCAATTAAATGTATATGGTGGAGTTCCGCTTGAAATTAATGCGGTTAAAGTCCCATCAGAACCATTTCCACATGAGGTATTATATAAACTAAAATCCAATGGTTCACTTTCCGCAACATATACTTGTGTTGTTTGAGTACATCCTGAAGCATCTGTAACACTTACTGTATGTTGACCTGAAGATACGTTCGTAAAGGTAACTGCGGACAATGTTGTGTTTAATACATTTTGAACATCATCTAAAGAATAATTATACGGAGGTTCACCACCTTCACTTCTTGTAACTAAGACCATACCATTGTCTTCATTACAAGTTGTACCCGTAATTTCAGTTGCAATTGTATATGTATTTGTGGCAAATAAAGTAATCTCATCCATATATGAACATCCTGATGCATCTTGTACAACAACACCATATGTTCCACTAGACAATCCACCAAATACTTGTGTTGTTTGAGAATTCACAATATTAGTAGTATTACCGTTAGGATAAATTAATGTAAACGTATAAGGTGAAGTTCCTCCTGCAACTGAAACGGTAATTGAACCACCTTCACTTGAGCAAGTTGTACCTTGACTTGATATTGTAACAGAAGCAATTCCTAAAGGAGTCAATAATGTTGTACTAACAACAATATTACAAAAAGCCGAATCTGTAACCGATATTGAATAATCACCCGCAGATAATCCAGATAATGAAAAAGATGTTGCATATTGAATCTGAACATTTCCAGTTGATGCGGAATAATAATAAGGTGCAGTACCACCAGTGATTTGTAAAGTTAAGACACCGTTTGAAGAAAAACAACTTGGTTGAATTGCAGTAAAAGAACCAAAACCAAGAACAGGAACGTCACTAATAACCCCTGTTTGAGTTAAAGAACATCCTAAACTATCAGTAACAACAACTGAGTATGTACCAGGAGTTAAACCAGTTATACTACTTGTTGTAAATCCGTTACTCCACAAATAAGAATATGGCGCAACACCTGTTTGTCCTGTTACAATTATTTTACCTATCGGTGTACCACCACAACTTGAATTAGGCACAACATATAAACCATAAGTAAATGGGTTACTATCTTCAACAATAAAATTAGCACTTTGTCCTGTACATCCACCCAAATCTTGTGCAGTCATATAATATGTTCCTGCGGTTAAACTACCAAAAACAACTGTCGAGGTATTTGTTGTAGCAGAACTAACAAATGTATCATCAGAAAAATATAGATAAAAATTAGTTGATGAGTAATCTGAAGTAGATGTACCTGTAACTGAACCATTATCTAAAGCGCATGTTGTACTTTGAACCGAAACAATACTGGTACAAACACCTGATGACACAGGAATGTTAATATAAAATTCTTGATTGACAGGTATTGTACTATCATTAACTCTAATGGTATATGTATCAGCACTTAACGATGTTCTAACTGAAGGATTTGTGGTAACAGTATCGGTACCTAAATTTGGGTCTACCCACTCAACAGTATATGGTGGAGTACCTCCAACAAATGAAATAGATATTGACCCAACATTTGTGTTTGAACAATCACCTGTTGTGGATATATTATATTGAAACGCCGACATTATTCTGTACAGTTAATATTAATGTTTATTCCCACATTTAACAAAACCGTATCCACAATATTTTGTGTTAAACATGTTAAATTTGTTATAGTTAATGTATTACCATTTAGGTAATATGTGTATCCATAATTATATAATTGAGGTAAATAATTTATTAAAGCATTTCTCCATTGTGAATCAGTCGGTACATCAGAAATACCATAACCAGTATAAAATGATTCTTTAATAATTTGTTCCCCATTAATAGTTAAGTCAACATACCAATCACTTATCACTGAATTTTGATAACATTGATTAAGTGTTAAACCACTTTGTCCTAACATAGAATTAATTCTATTACCTAAAATACTACTAAAGTTTGATACTGTAACATCCCCATTAAACCAAGGATAAATGTTAAAATCGGCATATTCGGTATTACACGTATAATCAAAAATGTTTGAAATAATATAACATGGGTCAACAGGTACAGGAATAAACTGACAACCTCTTTGTCTTCTATAAACAAATTTTTGTTTATTAAAGATTGAATTTTCTAATCTAACTCCGCCATTCCAAATAGTTGTTGCAGGAACCATCTGTTCAACCAACTTAGTCCAATAAGGGCCAATACCATTAACATAATCAATTAACTTTTGATAGGTGTATTTGTTGTTTGGTATCCCAACAGTTTGTTCCGATTCAATATACTTCCAAAATATTGATTGTAAGGTTGGGTATCCACCAGTCTTACCATCAGAAATATATTGTCTATTTCTAGTATTAATCATATTCTCCCAAAATGTTTGAGAAAATTCAAAGAAAGTTTTTTTCTTTGGTTGTGGGTCAACGTAAGTCCAATCAACCCCGCCTGGTACAGGATAACCAACCGTTAAACCTGATTCAGGGATAGGGTAATCATATTGTCTTGATTGCTCCCAAACATCATAAACAAGACCTTGGGCTGGATTTAAGAATATATCAACATTCTTAACATTTAATACCAATTTTTCATTATCAACATAATAATAGGCATTGTAATCCCCTTGTGTTGAAACTCTGATTTTTTCATCGTCTGATAACCATGATTTATTATTATCAACAACTTTTTGTAATTTAAATCCTTCATTCATGTATGGGAAATCTCTATATCTGTTAAGATAAGTCTGACCATAAGTGAATGGGGTTAATTGAGTTTGAATGTTATAGTTTTGTCCTGTATAAACATTACCTGTAAGTTGAACTTGGTCGGGACTTCTATGTTGTGGTGTAACTTCATACCAACCAGCACCTATTTGGAAGAAGAATGTTTCAGTATTAGCAGGTGCGTTTGGATATCCTTCAGCATCAATTGGATAATCATCCAACATAATATTAACATCTTGATATGTTGCTGTTGAGGTAAACGCTGTATATAATTGTCCTTTAATTTTATACGTTTCATCAGGTAAATAACTTGGAACGTCATTAACATAAGTTCCACCTGATATACTAGCCCATTGAGTGTTAAATTGCTCAAGGTTAATTCTTTGGTCTGCCAAATAAATGTGTTCGTTATATTCAATTAACGAATCAGGAGCTCCAATTAATCTTAATAAAAATTCAATTGACCTTCTAGTTCCTTTTGATTTAAAAAGGTAAGAAGCGTTAAGAATTAAATTTCTATAATAAGCATAATTTAATTCTGTTGGAGTTAATGCTCTAGCATAACCAGGATATGTTGGAGTTGATGTGTTACCAAAAACAGAACTTAAAAAATCTTCATTTGTAATTGGTGAAAAGTTTGATGACCAACCTAATGTTCTTGCCAAGTTTACTAACAATTCTGATGGAATGTCATTACTTGGGTTATAGTTAACAGAATTCATGTATGCTAACCCATCAATGAATTGTTTTATTTGGTCAAAACTTCTACCATAAATTTGAAATATTTTTTCAACTTTTTGACCTAAAGTATCAAATTCTTTTAATGAATCTGTTATTAAAAATCTTGATATTAAATTTGTTTTGAACGAATCAAGATTAATTGAAATTGCTTGGATTTCCTCCAAATAATTATCAAATAAAAATGAACGAATGTCCAAATTCCAAGTACCTTGTTTTGGCCAAGTAACTTGTTTATATTCAGTATATGTTTGACCATATTCATTTTGTTGTGGTACTTGAAAAACTGCAGTATATTCAGGTCTAACTAATCTATTAACCAAAAATTTCTCAACCTCATCAAACGATTCTTGAAAAACTTTGTCAACAATATAATCGTTAGGTCTAATTTGAAAATCATCATTAATTGTAGTTGCAGAAACACCAAATGGTGAACCAGAAACATAGAATTGGATATATCCTGAAGATAATGTTTCTGATGGGACAAACGCTAATACTTTAAAGATATCATCATTAATACTAACACAATAATCCAAATAAGTATTATATAGATTCCTATATGGAGAAACCGTAATTTCTCTAATAGATAAGTTTGTCGTCGCACTAACAGAATAATCAATATCAAAAGGATTGTTAATCCTATCAACATTTACTTTAAAATATGTTTCATCATTCTGCGTGTCATACACAATATCATATGCGGTATTACCTGTAGTAAACTCATCATTATTGAACATTACATCCAACGATGCAGGGAAATAATTAATAATTCTTGTAATAGAGACACTAAATCTTTTAGATAATGAACCATACATTGAGAAGTTAAGAACTTGAGATACGTCATAGTTTGGATAAACCCTAAATTGGGTTGCCATAATCCTTCTACTCTCCTCTAAGTTGTCAATACCCATCATGTCTAAAGACATGGGTTCTGAGAACGCCCCTACATTAAAAACCCTATTAACTTTTTCTGTAACACCAGTTGTAAATTCAAAATTACCTTGCGTAAGTCCTCCACCCTCAACAGTTTGTAATCCTACAATGTTGTCGGAGAAAGTACCCGCGCCACTACCTGGTCTTGGCGGATAAAAATATTTAGTATCTTTTATTTCTACTGCCATTAAGTTGTTATTGTTGTGAAGTTTTTACTGAAATCAATATTATTTCCTCTACTTTGTCTAACTTCATAAAGTAACGCATTAAATTGGTCTCTAATTTCATACAAGTTGTACTGTCTGTAAATGTTATTTTCAGAGTCATAGATTGTATAGATACCATCGTCAATAGATTTAGTTTGATTACCGTAAAGAGCAATTGCAAGAGACGAAATATCGTATTCTACCATATCAATTTCTAATGTAACAGGATTAAAATATGTGTTACTAATTATTATACTTTGACTTGGTTGACCAATAAAAGGTGTTGCGTTTGGCTTGTTTGTTGGTGAAGAAGATGGTGATAATGTTAGAAATATTAAATTTGAATTACCGTCAACATATCTATATCTAACAGATTTTTGAGTTGTATTAATTTCATTTGTCACAACTGGTTCACAGAAAAAAGATGAAGTAACAACTCTAAAGAAATTAGGTATTTTTGACCCGTCAGCATTTAAATATTCAATTCTAAAACCAACTAATCCTTGTGGTACAAATTTATTTTGGTATTGTACAGGAACATTACTAATATCAATAATAATTCCTTTTACATTTGGTAATGCGCTTAATACACCACAGTCAGTAATAACGGTTCGAATCTGAGCTGGTCTTAAATATAGAGTATAAATTCCAAGAGCGTTGAATTGTTCTGCAGGTAAAGTTAAATTGTATAATCCACCTAAAATTTCAACACCAGCGTTTCCACCAGTTTGTGTATTGTTAAAGTAAGGTTTTAATAATGTTTGAGCATCAAGTTCAGTTAGGATAAAATTATCCGTAACATCTCTCGATGGTGTGTAATTCATTATTATTTGTACGTCTTCAGGTGAAACATCACTTGGTCGTATTGTGCCGTATGAACCGATTGCCATAGTTTCTTTTTATCTTATAAATAGTTTAGTTCTTTTTTTCAACGTTAAAAAATCCATATCCATAATTAATCATGTCTCCAAGATTATCTACCTCTCCCATTCTTTGGATTCTTTCGTATGCTGAGTTCTTTCCTCTTTCAATAAAGATGTTTGTTTGTATCTGTGCTTGGTCAACAACTTTAAGTAATACTTCATCTTTAGTGATAGGTCTTTGGGTTAAATTATTTTCAGTAAAACCTGATGATGGTTCAAAAAATATTGTTGTACCATCAAAATAATCATAATAATTAACACCGTTTATTGTATATGCAGTATAGGTTGGGTTCATATCTGTAATAGCACCCCATATCTGACCATTTTTAATTACAGGAGTATTAACAATATATTTTTGTGAACCATATAAAGCCAAATCTGTTATACTTGATTTTGTTAAACCTGAAACAGTAAATGGTACCGTAACATAGTTAGTTGATGTTTGAGCAGACACTTCATTAATTGCGTCTCCTGAAAATATATAATCGTAACTAACAGGAGTATTAACCCAATTACCTCCAGCTGGAATAAAAAACGCTTCACCATTTGGATTATTAACAACAACTTCACTATATGGTGTTGTAATTTTTTTACTTACCCTTGTTATTCCCCATGGATTAGTTTGTTCCAAAGTAATATTATATTGCGTTGATGCAGATGAATAAGTATGACTTAATGAATTTGGCGTATATGTTGTAATCGTTTGTTTTGGTGAACCATCACCCCAATCTACTTTGTATGCAGACAAGTCAAGGAACTTTTGAAACTCGCTTGATGTATTATAAATGTTATAAACATAAGGGTTTGATGTTGTAGATGAAAATATAAAATTAGCAACAACGTCTTTTTGTAAAACCGCACCATCAAAGGGACTATAATAACCAACATCAACTGCGGTTTGTCTAATTAAAATTGGAATGGTCAACCCTGTTAATAACGACGTATTGTTTGGTCCAGAACTAACAACTTTGGTCATAGCAGAATACACCCCAACAGTTTGTCCTGAATATGATGAAGTAACGTTTTGACCTTGTAGGTTTACTAAAAATAAATCTCCAAGGATTGTTTCTGGCGATACAATTATTTTATAAAAATCTTCCATTATGGGTTAACATATTCGTACCATTTTATGGGTATAGTTGCACCCGCTCTTTCACCTAATCCACTATAGATTGTTTGAAATGGATTCATACTAAACACTTGGTAATTGTGTTTTTCATAATCTAATTCAACTCTGTAATAAAAATATTTTGTACTATCAAAAGTGAACTTATCTCCAACAATTGATGATTGTGGCATATTCATCATCTTTGTAAAGTACCCGTTTTTTGCGTCATAAAATTTTGCAGTCATAAAGAAAGTTTTAATATCCAAAAAATTTCTTTTCTTTAACCAATAAATAAAAAACCCTTCTTTATCTCCAACATAATCCAAAAGAAAATAAGGCCTTTTAATTTTAACAGGAGTTCTTTGCATAATAGCGTCCATAGTTAAACCTTGTTGGGTTGGGATGATAATTGTTATATAATTTGTTTGACGTTTTTCATCAACATTGTCATACAAATCCAATTTAAAAAATGAGTTTGTAAAATTATTTGTGTAATAATAAATTTCTTGTGGAGTAAAACCTTCTGACATATAATTGTTTCTCCAATTTGTAGAATTACTTAACGAACCACCAGAATAAAAATTAAATTCATATTGGATGTCGGTAAATTCAAATGCGTTATCGCTATATGGGTCAGAAACCGCAACAGGGGCGTGTGCAAATCTTGTAACCTCAAAGTCTCCATATCTACCAGTTGCTTGATTAATTATCTCAGCCTCGTATTCATCAATACTTTGGTCTAACCCTAAGTAATCCCAAGTTAGTTGAACTGGAATTACTAACTCTCGGTCAATAAATCCATCTTTTCTTATTTGTATTTTATTCACATCCATCTATCAAAGGTTTAACAGGGTAAGGAACCCCAAACAATGTGGAGTTATAGTTTATTCCTTCAGGTATTAATCTAAATTGAACATCCTTAAATGGATATTGGGCAAAATTTAAAAAAGGATAATTAACACCTCTATCTAAATTATCAATGAACCCATAACTATATAAATCTCTCCATCTAAATTGTTGGTCTGAGTTTGAATAATAAGCATAACTAGGAACACCGTCTACAAATTGAATGTCTCCTGTTTCTATGTAGTCAGAGAACACTCTAATTGTCATTAATGTGTGTGGTTGATAATAAAATCCAGGAGAATTAGTGTTTGAAGTTTGAGTTGTTTGAAATATGTTTTGATTATATTTTATTTTTTGATAGTACGGTGAAACAACTCTTTCTAATTGTTCGTAATCATTCCATTCACAAAAATCTCCATCAATTGTATCACCAGACATTAAATTTTGATTGTAGTAAAACGTTTTTGTAACACCACTAGTTAAAGTATATTTTGATGTCCCTATTTTTGTATTTGAATTTAAATTAGAGGCATCCCAAAAATAATTAGAAGCACTTGTTAAGTTAAACTCCCAACCCTGTTTTAATCCAATACCATTTGTCGGGTAATTAAAATATCCTGTATAACCTTTATTAATAACTGTTAAAAATAATTCACTGACAGGTCTTTTTTGATTATCTATTACATTTGCAAGATTCAAATCATAATTAACGGTAATGTTAAATGAATTACTACTTGTTTTTTGAGAAATCCTTGAAATATTATTTGGAGTAATTGAGCTGTATTCAAACTTTCTTTCTTCTTTAAAGACATTTTTTTCAAATGCGTTTTTAGTCATAACACAATCATCAACATTAGTTAAAATTTTATGTTCTCTAACATAATATTTTGACTTAGTCTCTGATATATTGTCGGGATTAATAACTCTTTTAAATGTACCAGTAACTTTATTTGCAAATGTTGCACCAGTGTAACCAACGTTATAAATATTAAAGATATGTGTATCACTACCAAATAATCCATTACCTAAAGAATATACTTGGAATAAGTTTATACCATTATAATTGAACGATAACTCAACATACTCACCAACACTTAATCCATGTGGTGAAATACACTGAAACGCAATTACATTACTACCATTTTGAACTGAATTGTTTATGTAGAATGGTATTCCATTAGATGCGGTCCAAGATAAACTCGTACCATTAAGTTCGTAAGATAACGTTTTTGTGTAGTTATTTTTATGGGCGTAACTAACATAATAAGTCCAATTATAAGTGTAAGCACTTTTAGCTTGGTATCTAATATGTTGGTCGCTAACGTCAGGTCTATAAAAATCAAATTCATAATATTGTGGAAACCCTTTCCATATATTATTTGACTTTGAAATTATTGGGTCAACATAATATAATGTATTTCTAAAAGGCACATAATTTGTTGTTCCTGTATATGTGTTTGAATATAGATAATTCACTTTAAAAGTTGGTCTAAAAATAGTACAACTTTGTCTTTCATCATCATAAAGTTGGGCAAGACTGATACTCTGACTTCTATCGTATTCAGTAATCTGCTGACTTTGTTCCTCAAGAGATAACGATATCTCTTGGTCAACAAATGGAGCTGACTTGTATTCTAAACTACTTGGTATGAGTGTGTACTTATTCAATTACTGAGTATTTTTGTTTAAATATATCTAAAGCTGTTTGACCTTTAATTGTTCCAAAATAAAAATGGAAAGGAGCTCCAACAATAAATTTATCGCCAGTTGCGTTTGTTGCGTTATTTGCGGTATAAATACCATTTGCGTCAACACTAAAAATATATCCTCTAGCATATAAATCACTAACACTAGATGTTGTAGGTCTAAAATAGTTAGGATTACTCAATGAAACTCTATCGAGTGACTGATAAGGTTTATTTTGAACAAAATCATCTTCTGTTGTTGCCCAATTATTAAGTTGACTACCAAATATTAAATTATTGGTATTATTTTTTAATTGCCATTGGTAGTGAGGTACAACTTGAGATTTAATACCATATGGGTATGGATAATTTGCCGTGTTATTTGGTGTTCTAAAGTTAATTCTGCCTGGTGTTAAATAATCTTTTGTTTGTAAATCTTCCGTAGTGGATGAAAACCATACCGCCATTACTGGATTACCTGCAGTACCCAAAATATTAGTAGGGGTATTTACGGTAGTAACTTCGTAATACTCAGGAGAAAAATTAATATTACCTATTTCACTATTAATTGAACATAGCTGAACAAAATCACCGTCAACTCTAGCTTTAGGGTCTATTGCTTGTAATAACGAAAATTTATTATTTGGTCTTGAAAATAATATCCCAACTGAATCATTAGCAAAACTCACTAAACTATTTAAGAAAGATGAGTCAACTAACCTTGAAACAACAAAAAGATTAACTAAATCAGAAGTGTCTCCGTAACTTGTAGGATTTAGACTAGGCATAATATATGCCTTTGTCGCTGGGTCAAAGGTTAATTCAGAGTAAAAAACGTCTTTATAACCTAAATTAATAAGTGTTGTTGGGAACATTAAATTTCTATTATTAACCGCTGTTTCTGGGTCATTTGTAGTTCGACCAATAAACTTATTACTAACATCACTATATGGACTACTTCTGAAATAAAAGTTTGTTGTGTTTTTATCAAAATAAACTAATTCGATTGGCATGTTAGGTCTTCCAAATAAATCAAGTTCACTAGGGTCTTGAGGTTTATTTTGTTTATTGTAATAAACGTTAGTCTGAATTGGGAACATATATAATGAACCATTAATCCAGTTATTTGTAAAAGTTTGTGATAAAACACCTCTACAAAGAGCATACATAAACCTAAATCTGTACCCCCATTCTGCCCATATCTCCCAATCCGTAACAAATCCAAATAAATTGAGTGGGTTATGAAATAAAAGATAACATCCCCTTTTTACAAAATTATATCCAGCATTTTTTGGGTTATTACAAGGACTTTGTATTTGAAACGTACTACCAAACCCTTGATAACAATTTAAAGGCACCATTCCCGCACAATCAAAACTTTCTAATACTTTGTCAGAATTTGGTAATCCAGCAATTTCAGGTCTAACTTGTGACGCTCCAGAACCATAACCTGAAGTTAATGTTTGTCCTTGTTCGTTAATAATATAAACCGCAAATTGTAAATTTTGTTGTAGAATACTGGGATTTGTAGTCCAAGAACCACCATCAAGTCTATCTGATGTTGGTAATCTATCAGTCCTCATTACATTCTTAACTGAATTATTAATTGAAAAACTAAATGTGGGTCCAAACGCCTTTGTCCAATAATAATGCGAAGATATTACTCCGTTAAGCCAAGTTCCCGAAAGATTAAATAAACTTGTTGACATCATACCCATACCAGATATATCTTCACTTAAATCATATTTTGAACTACCAATACTTGCAGAATAAAATCCATTTGATGTTTGTGTTATTAATTTGTTAGGTGTTGCGGTTGCCATATCAGTTGCCGCACCATAAGATATATAATTACTTTTATCTAAAGAACCATAATACCCAATATTATTTGTTGTAAACGCAGAATATTGATATCCATAAGTTGAACTCCCACTAATACCTGGTTTAAAGAAATATGATTGGTAATATATTTCGTCTTGGGTCGCAAAAGACTGAACACTAATTGGATAAAGACCGCTTAATTTTTGTATTGGTATATTTAATCTTGTGTTTACTTGAATAGTAACAGCATCTTCTGTCGCAAACCCTAGTATTTTACCAATACCATATTGGTTTGTGTAAATTGGGGAGTATGGGTCAACACCTCTTTGTAATATTAAAATTACTTGGTCGGTATAATTGTCATAAAAGTCTAATGGATTAACTGTATTTCCCGTAACACGAACTGACGGAAGTGATGGACCCGATTTATACCAAGTGTCATATGTTGTCGGTGAATTTAATACATTTGGAAATGTTTGTGTTAAACCAGTATTCCATAATGTAATTGCTTGTGATATGGTAATTGCGGTTAAAACTTGAAAATATTCAATGTCAGCAGCAAATCTATTATTTGTTATTGTTGACCCCGAAGGTAAACTATAAACCACTGGTGTTGAATTAACATACTGTGATGTTGCATAAGTAATTGTTACTGCGGTTGATGCGCTTGAATTATATGAAGTTCCACTAATTCCATATATATTACCAGTTGGTGTTGCTGCACTATATTTATAATTTTTATCAGTGCTTGATGATGGGTTGACAAAAGATATTAAATCACCAGATTTAAATGGTTGACCATTTGCTCCATTTGGATTCGACAATACTGTTATGGTATTATCATAATGGGATTTACCAATATTTGAATTTACCGCAAAAGTAACTTTAATTTTATTTAAATTTGAAAAAAAACTTTCTCTTTGGTTAAATAAATTTATTCTCTCACCTAAAGGTAAATCTTTTGAAGCCGTTGATATTCCTGCGTTGTTACTTGGTAAACTAACTATATTAGAAATTGGTAATTTATACCTTGTTGGGTCGTTAATTAATGTTAAGTTATTTAAACCAGAAAGTGATTCTGACGCAACCTGACTATAAACATCAATGTCACTTGACGATATTGATGGATTCTCATAATAATACCTAAATGCAAGGTTATAATTTAAAGGGAAAGATAAATATGTTAACGCTCCTGTTGGCTCTGTTGTCTGTTGTGTTACCCCGCCTGGAAGTGCAGACTGACTTGTAGTTGCTTTACAGTCACATGTTTCACAATCAGGATAAGTTAACATAGTTAATGACATATCAGTTGTTAAGTCACTACTACAATCTATTTTAAACCAATCATTACATATGAAGGCGAAAGGACGATAATCAAAAGGCCAACCTAAATAAAAATTACAAATTGCACAAAGTACCCAAACAATTACAGCATATTGAAATAAAACTATACGAGTAATTAAAATTAATGGAACCCCAATTAATTGAATTATTTGTAATATAAATGAAAACAAAAAGAATAATAAATCAAAATTTCTAAATCCTTCATTTACAGGAAATTTATTTATTGTTGATTCACAGTCATCACTATCAATTTCTTTAATCCCAATAAATCTAGACCTACCGCCTTTTTTATATTCATCAATTAATTGTGATACAGTATAAACCCTATTAAATCCAAATTCATAAAAAGTATCGCCACAATCTACAATTTCATTTATTCTATCATAATATTCATTTCCTGCCGTTTTACTAAATCCATCAGTATAACCACTCCAAGCTAAACCAAAATAATAAGAACTCGCTAATTTTTTCTTATTGGCATCATTACCGTACAAAAATGGGTCTACGGTTGAACTAGACCATCCGTATTCTTTAACATTTGGAACTAAAAAATATGGTCTTCTTGTTTGTTCACTTAATGTCGGAGGTTGTTGCCATTTAACTTTAAACCTATATTTTCCTTTAGTAGGAATACCAATTGCGGGGTCATTAGATAAAACCTTATCACCAAATTCATTGGTAATATAATAATCCAAATTCATTGGTAGTTCAGTTAGCCAAACACCACTACCATCAATAATATTGCCTGATTGTTCTAATTGATATTGTTCTAACACAGGGTTTCCATCACTATCTTGGTCAATAGTTTGTCTTATTGCCAATATCTGTCCAGGTCCCGCAATTAATCCACACATATTTCCTAAATTATCTTTAGGCTTACCATTATTTCTAATCCTCATTTTATCAGGACTACTAAAAATAGACCCCATAAAAGTCGCGGTTGGTTGAATATCAACATTCGCGTCGTCTCTTAAATCAAAATCAACTCGGTTAACGGCAATGTCACATAATTCAGGGTCACCCCATAAAGGTGAAACTTCAACATCCTTAACTATATTAATAATTTGAGGTAGTGAATTTAAATCAGTTGATGTTCGGAATCTGTTACCTGCAACTTGGACTTCAGTTGCAAGACCCATTCTGATTAAATCTTGTGGTGTTAGAGAAAATTCACCAATATCAGATAAATCAACATCCATAACTAAAGTATGTTGACCTTGTGGTACACCCATTATCATGTAATCACCACTTTCATTTGTTTTTGCGGTGAGTCTATAATATTTGTCGTAAATTTCAATTGCGGTACTACCAGTTAAAACATCTAATCTTGTTGGTAAAGTACCTGTGGCTGCGTGAGTTGAATACGATTGTTCGTATGGAAGTAAGTTATATCTATAACCATCTTCATTTCTATCGTTTGGTGATTTATAGGGGTATATACTTGAAATTAATGGGTTAGACTCATCAATAGATTCTATTGGTATAAAAACAGAAATTCTGGCATTAGGAATACCAAATCCATTATTTGCGGTTACCCTACCAACAATAACACCATACTCCGCACAACTTTTTGTGTAGACATCTTCTTGTTGGAGTTTTAAAGATAAAATTTCTAAAAATTCAAACTCTTGGTCTAGTTGAATGTTAATTGATTTGTTAATCCCTAACTCTGTTCTTATTCTGTATGATTGACCCATCAAGTTATTTTAATTTATAAATAGTTTATGAGGACTTTTTAAAGTCGTCCACACCATTAAATTATAAACTAAAGAAAAATAAAATAAACTTGTTATGAAAAAGTAACTGATTGGAAGTTTTTAACCGAAACTCTAATATCTTTGTTTGGGTACCTTATTTGGTAAACTTGTGATGGTTGAGCGAATATTGTATCGTCAACAGGACCAATAAGTTTTGTTTCAGGATTACTATAAGCCATAGATGTTTCAGCAGATGAATATTGTCCACCAACTTCGTTGAATACATCTATATTTGAAACCGTTAATACACCATTAGTATTTTGAATTAAACTTCTAATTTCTGACAGATATATGTTTTGACCTAATTGTCTTGTTTGTGGATTAAAATATGCCGCCACCTTATCAACAACACTTGAAATAACTTGTCCTGAGTTTTGAGCGGAATCCAATACAATTGAGATATCAACACTTAAATCTATTACCTCAGCACTGAATATTGAAATGTAATCATTCATCATTCTATAGTTTGATAAATAATTTGCAATGTTCTGTCTTAATGTGTTTGAAACTATGTTTGTTAATTTACCTGAGGTATCGTATGATAGTATTTGAATTAAAATCTTATTATCATTTTCAGTAATGGATACTTTTGCAGGTGCCCCAAACTGAGCTGGCATGTTTCTAATTAATGATTCATAATCTTGAACTGTAACCGCTCTTTTTTGTGCCGCAAAGTTAAATGACACATAGTTTCTAATTTCTTCTAATGAAGGAATACCAGCACCACCAACTGCCGCAGTTACGTTAACACATCTTAATGAATTAACGACAGATGAGTTTGTAGTCTCTGAAGGTCCATTAACAAAGAATGATACCGTCCCTAATGCGTTAATAACGTTTGTACCTAAGTTTGTCGCCAAACCTCCACCAACTCTATATTGAATAAACAAAGTTGAGTTTGGTGTTAATGTGGCACCTAATGAAAGATTATTTGTGTATTTTTGTAATTCTAATGTTGTACCTAAAGTTGTAAATTGGTTTAATTGGTCTTGAGCAGTATTGGTACCTCCACCAAATGTCATCTTTTTAAATCCTTCAGGAGTAAATTCAGTAATGAATCTATCTTGTGTTTGAATATATCTACCAACTTTAATACCTGGTTGGTCAGAGACTTTTGTTGGGTCTTCAACAAATACTCTGTCTTCCGCCAAAGCGTCTACTTCATACCATCTATTATCTAACCCTAAAAATTCTGCGGTTGTTGGTGTATTTGTATAGTTTGTACCATTCTTTAACAACACACTTGTAATACCTAAAACATTTTTTTCTGGTAAAAATAACTCAAAAAATGGTTTAACATCATTTGCGCCAATAACTCGTTTGAATACTTTTGTTATACCATTAACAACAAGTTCTCTTTTTGTAATCGTATAGTTAATTAAAATATTATTGGCGTTAAAGTTTGGAATTTTTAATCTGTTTGGGAATCCTTGAGAATTATACGGTGATGCAAAATCAATGTCATAAACATTCTCAAATACAATACCAGCGCCAACAACTTGTGAACCTCTAGATAATGTTCCAAGATACCTCTCATCTTCTTTATCACCAAAAGCAGGAACCGTAATTGAAAAATCAACTAACGATACTGATGGTCTTTGACCTGGCAGTTTTAATCCGTAAGTTCTTGCAATGTTATAAATTGAAGACCTTTGTTGTGCATATTGTAATACGGTTTCTTGTATACTTCTATCAATGTTGTAATGTAAGTTATCCGCAACCGCAGCGTTTAAATCAATAAACACTGAGAATACTGATGCATCATTAAAATCCTGAATCAAATCAGGATAATATGTTTTGGCGTAATTTAAGAGTTCAGTTCTTATTGACTGATAATCCCTACTTGTATACGATATTCTATTATTTGCCATCTTATTTAAATATTGATAATAACAAAATCACTCTGACCAAATGTTGAACCATTGGTTGAATAATCAATTCTTATTTTTGCGGTATATTCTGAAGTTCCTTTACCAGGGAATCTATATATTGATGATTCACTACTTCCAACGGTATTTTGTCCTGTTGCAATATCAACCTCTTCTTGTGGGTCTGCAGGTGTTATACTTAAACTATTAACTAATAAGTTTGGCATAAAGTTTTCAATTGCGTCTCTAATGTCAGATTCAATAGCATTAAACGTTAATCCGTCAAATGGTTCAAAAAGAAATTCATATAATCTTGTACCAAAACCTGGTAAAAAATATCTTGACCCTTTTCTAGTTAACAATAGATGAATTAGGTCAGCTTTAATTTCTTGAGCTTGAAATTCCGTCAACTCCAAATAGTCACCTCTTCGAGAATCTCTGAAGGGAAAATTTAAACCATATGTTACACCGTTAGCCATTGTTTATAAATATAGTAGTATTTCCTTTTTTGTGAGCAGGAAAATAAGGACAATGACGACATTGATTACCACAACAACTACCTCTTTTTAAATGATAATGTTCAGTAAAAACATATTTTCCGTTTTCAATATAAAAATCAAAAGGGGGAATATCTTCCCCCTTGTTTGATTCATCAGTATTTGTATGTCTATTATTTAATCTCACAAGCTCCACCAGCACAAGCCAATTCTCCGCTTAAATCAGTGTTATCTTGTAACTCAATAACTTTACTTAAATCAATTGAGTGAAGTTTTGAAAATAATCTTTCAAATTCTTCTTCAGTACAATCTTCA